AGACGTACCAGCAATACCAGGCACTGCATTATTATACGAATTACTTATATTAGTAACAGTGCTTATATTAGCTATAGTTATAGTACGTATGTTTGGTTTAGTTGGTACTGTTGTAGGAATCGTGGGCCTTGGATCTATGACCGCGGTCGGTGGTTGGTATTTAATTACATCTAATGTACTTATAGATGTTAGTTACAGTTTAGTATCAATGGTACTTATATCTGTACAAGAATTTTATCTAAGATTTAATGAACAATTTAAATTACGACAATTAATTAAAAAACAATTCGAGCATTATTTAGATCCTAAACAAGTTGCACGATTACAAAATAACCCAGAATTACTTAAGTTAGGAGGAGAACGTAGAACTTGCACGTTCTTGTTTACTGACGTTAGGGGATTTACAAATTTGTCTGAAAAGTTAGAACCTGAAGAAGTAACAGACATAATGAATAAAGCTCTTACCGTACAAGTAGAATGCATCCAGGCACACGGTGGTATGGTAGATAAGTTCATAGGCGACGCGTGCATGGCCATCTTTAATTCCCCCCTAGATTTAGATGAACACGAACAACGCGCTGTCGCCTGTGCCCAAGATATGCGTACGGCAATAAAAGCGCTGCAAAAAGAATTACCTGAACCTATTGCTATAGGCATAGGTGTAAACACAGGTGAAGCAGTTATTGGTAATATGGGTTCTGACACTAGGTTTGACTATTCAGCAATAGGAGATGCTGTAAACACAGCTGCACGATTGGAAAGTGCAACTAAAGAAGCTGGGGTAGATATACTTATTGGAGAACGTACAGCAGAAAAAGTAGACGGATGTTCCCTGCACGATACTATAAAAGTAAAAGGTAAAGCAAAAGCATTAAAAGTGTATACTATTTAAATGACTAGAAACTATAAAAAAGAATATGCAAACTACCAAGGTACACCTGCACAGAAAAAAAGACGTGCGCAACGTAATAAAATACGTAGACAAATGTTAAGAGAAGGTAGGGTTAGAAAAGGAAGTCATATTGATATTCATCATGTAGACGGAAATCCTGCTAATAATTCACGAAGTAATGTAGTTTTACAGCATAGATCAAAAAATAGGTCTTTTCCAAGAAAATGACCTCACAGGATCGCGTGTAACGCATTTTGTTGAGGTAGGTAAGGCCTAAGCCTCAGTTTAAACAACGTTTTTATCAGCTTTATTAGAGATTCTTCTGCGCAGTTTTAGTATTTTTTAAAGTTTCTATTAGTTTATTTAAGTACCATTGGGCTTTTTCTAAATCTTCTACTCCTTTTTTAGCTTCGTACCGCCAAATGTACTTTTGAATATTACCTTTTAAGTAACCTTTGAAAGCTTCAGGTGTCATACTTTCTTTAATTGCTTCAATACACTCTATGTTGCCAGTATTGTAATGCGGGGGTGAGTTAACCATGTCTGTCATTTTGTGTCTCCTAAACAGTGTTTTGTTAGCGCTTGTATAAAATCTTTAAAAGCAACTGCATTTTTATTAAATTCTTTTAATGTAATTTCTGTAATTGTAAAATCTTCTATTACGTACACTTGATCTCCTGAACCGAATACTGCGTACGTAAATATATTATGTTCTTTTTGACGTGTTAACCAAATACGCTGTTGCTCAGATAAGTTAATTTTTATTTTTGACGTACATTTTGCAGGCAGCGTGTGTTTGTATTTGTATTCTATCCAACAATTATTGTTTGGGCCTGAATAATAAGTGTCAGGGACACCGCCGTGATAAGGATCATTTATCTTCCAACGATAAACTTCTTTAGATAAGTGTTTGTGCACTTTGTTTATGAACTCCTTTTCTTTCACATAAGGAGTATAGCATACGTACTTGGGTGCGAAGAGATGGTTCGCACCCGTACGTAAATAGATTACTTAGTTTTAGTAGCAAAAGTCTTTTCATAAAAACTTTTTGCAACTTCGTAAGTATCTTCTTTTAACCAACCAACATTAGAAACAGAAATATTCATAAACTTCTGTCCAGCTTTGTTAGCTGTTTGTACGGAAGATAACTTCCAAAGAGAAGCAAACCTATCGCCTCCTAGCTTCATAATTTGAGTATTCCATTCTCTAGATACTCTAAGCTTAGAAGAAGAACAGTCAAACAAAAATGGTATTTCTGAAATATTACCTGTTTTATCTTCTACTTTTAACAAAGTATGAGTTTGAGTTTGCGTAATTTCATGGTCTTCAACCTTGTTACCAGCTTCCTCAAGATGTTTAATAGCTTCTGCTTGTGTAGGAAATGTACCTACTAAGCCGCCACCTTTTTCTCTTTTTACCCATACAACATACTCTTCTCTGAAGTGTACATTGACTACGTAAAGTTCTTTACCGTAGCTTTCTTTTGTTACAGTATTTATAAAGTCGCCAACTTTAGCGCCTTGTATATACTCACTGTGGTTTTCATCTACTTCGTTTGACAACTGTTGCAGTTGTTTTAAACGTGGAGTAGATAAATGTTCTGAGTTAATGTTTTCATTACCCAGATTGTTGCCTTGTTTTACGTGAGCAGGCATCTCACTTGTTACAATACTTATATCATTAGACATAGAACGTTCTCCTTTTTTCATCTAACATTAATATTACACTGACCTAAAGTTAACTCTAGTCAGCTCCGTACTTTTAACTCCTGGTACATCCATACCAGTTGTTATAAGTTCTCTGTAGGCGGTTGCAGACATACGCTTTTGCAATAACTCAAACTGATTAGTTTTTATTATGTGCTCATGCAATTGGTCCCAATCTTCTACAGTTGGCACAATTTCATTTTTAAGTGAAATTGTACAAACATCATTAGAAATTTTATCGAGCCCTTGCTCTTGCATTCTAATAGATATTTGACTTTCTAATTCGCGTTGTTGTGCTTTAAGAAGTTTTTCTTCTGATTGAACAGATTTTATTTCTGTTCTTATCTTTGTTACTTCTGATAACAAATCATTTAATTTTTTCATGATACCTCCTTTAAGATATGTAATAAGTTTTCCATACGACCTAACTTAGTATTAAGTTTTTTGTATACTTCAGGTTCCCAAGTATTTCTAGCTTGAATAAGTATTGTTTCAGTCTTTTGTGTTTGGCCTGCTCTGTATATACGCTGATTAAATTGTTGAAAATGCTCAGCATTGTACGTTGGCGAACACCAGATAACTGTGCTTGCACGTGTAAGAGTAAGACCATGAGATGCAGATTGCGGATGACAAAAAAGAACTTTAATTTGTCCCGCTTGGTATCTTGCAACTATATCTTTTCTTTTTTGTGCTGGTACTGAACCATCAATAAGCTCATAAGTTATTCCTTCTTTGTTTGCTAGTTCAATTAGTGCATCTCGTTCGTGTTTCCAATTGAATGCTACAAGACTATGCGCACGTTGCGCTACAAGAGTCATAACAATGTCGTATCTTTCTTGGTGTACAAATTGAACTACACCATCTTCGTCGTACACGGCGCCCGTTACAAGCTGTAGCAATTTTTTAACACGAGCAGCAGCATTAATTGCGTTAACTGTACCTGATTTTGTATATAAAACTGATTCTTCTGCCAACACTTTGTATTGTTTTTGTATGTTTGGTGTTAGCTTTGTATTAATTGTACGTACAATATTGTCAGGTAGATCCATACAATCAGACAATGCAAAACGTATTGATATATCAGATAATCTATCTGCTACTGTTTCTTCTATGCCTGGTTTGTCTATCCATTCGTTAGCAAAGCCATTAAATTTTGGTGTACAAACTTGGTGTCTAAAAGCATAAAACCTAGCACCTAGTCGTTTCCCATCATCGATGAGAAACGTTGGATGCCAGATATCTAGAATAGTATTACTATTAGGAGTACCAGACATGGCAATCCTATTAGTAAAATATGAGATAATTTTTTTGAGATTTTTACTGCGTTTGGCTTCCCGATTTTTAAAAGCGGTAAACTCATCAATAACGATTGTATCGAATTGCTCACAGTACTGTGTATTTTTTTGTAGAAAGTTAACGGCTTCGAAATTAGTGATGACCATTTCGTTTTCATTATCTTCAAATACTTGTTTACGGTTTTTTGCATAAGCTACTCTATATTTAATAGTGGGTTGGAATTTATTTATATCCTCCCCCCACGCTGCTTCCAATATTGAAAGTGGCGCTAAGACTAAAGTCTTGCCTCCGAGTATAGCATGAGCGTCTAAAACTGCACGTGTTTTGCCAGTGCCTGGGTCAGATGTAATCAAACACGTTTTAGTATTTGTTATAAAATCTGTAGTTGTTTTTTGATGCGCATAAGGCGCAGGGATGGTTGTAACATCGTTCATCTTTCATTCTCCGTAGTATTCTGTGTTGTTTGGGTGAATACTATTTAATAATTATAACTAATAACTTCCCCATTCACAATGGGGTTCTGGTCCTTTTCCAAAAGAACACCACCTACAATTATATGTAGAAGGATTTGGTGGAAATTTAGTAGCTGTAGTCATAGCTACAGCTCGTTCATGTAATTTAGGCATAAACAACATAGCTTCATCTCGCGTATATGTTTGCTCCATAGTAGTGCCATGATCTAAATACCATAATTCTGTGTTAACTATTTCTAAATCAGGGAACATAAAAAAAGTACCAATAGCATAGATAAGTGCTTGTTGGCTGTGCGCAATTTCGTTGCCAAATTGTTTACCTGTTTTGTAATCTATTACACGTGCTGATGTATCTGTTTCATGTACGAATGCATCTAATTTTACACGTGCCCAAGTGTCAGGAGAAATCCAACCTGTGGGTTCCCAAGATAAGGTAAAGCCCCACTCTCCTTCAGTTTGCACTTTTCCGTCTGCAAAAAGTTGTTTTAGCTCTAAAAATTTTTGAGTAAATTTTTTGAGTGTATCTGGTAATTCGCTAAGTTCATGACGTACATATTGTTCTGCTTGATCGTGTATTTGTGTACCGCGCGCTGCAGCTGGACCGTAGTCTTCTTGTACACGTTTTATTTTAGATATGTAAGTACGATAAGCGCAAGACTCAAAGGTTTTTAAAGCGGAGTAAGACCATGCAGGTACTAGCCCTAATTCGATATCCTCCGTGACCTCAACTGTTGCTATTAGGTCTGGACGATTGGGTTGCGTTAGACTGTCCATTATCTAATAAATTTAAATCCCTTTCGTCAAAATGTTCTTTTATTAACTGTTCAAGAACATTATTATCTATTTTCCATGTCAACACAACCCCGCGTGGTATGCCAGCTGCACGATCTTTGCTAATACGTTTACGTGCAGTTTTTATATTAAGCCTGGACATACGTTTAGAAAAGTCTCTTTGAGAGAGTGTATTACGGCTGTCAGTAAGTGCATCGTATACAACTTTAAAGTGAGCAAGTGGTATGATTTGTTCTTGCCCTGCAGTAGATAACCAATCTTTAAGATAGCGTTGTGCTGTACTTATACCACCTGCATCAAAAGTATTTGTAAGAGGTATATCTAATACATCTGTAAAATATTCAAGATTGCGTGTACGTATTGCATTAGCAAATTCTTCAATTATAGACATAGATATTTCTTTCATTTCTTTTTTAGCGTCGTTTTCTAACGCAGTGTGTGCCATGCGTTCATTAACTTTAAACTTTTTAAGTACACCTGAAACAATATAAAGTTCTTGTTCTAATGAAGATAAATTTTCTAGTAGTTCTGGATGAACTTTTTCTATTTTTTGTTCTTGTCTAGGAGCTACATTATATCTTCTGTCGCTGTCTTCTATCTTGACTGCGTCTGCTCTATTTGTAAGAAACAAAAAGTTCGTAAAAGAAGGTAATTCTATTTGATTAGTACGCATTGCTCTAATAGTAAGATTAGGTTCTGTTATTTGATGTTTAAGTTTATCGGCCATACGTCCTACAGATCCTGAATCAGCCATACGAAACTCATCAACTACAAGAAACAACGCTGTTCTCATGTACAAATTAAATTGTTCTTCTATATTTTCTAAAGCTCGCATTGGTGTTTGCTGTTCACCAAATAAAGGTTTAAGTATTTTGTGTACAAACAAACCTTTACCAGTGCCCGGTATGCCCGTAAAGATCCATGCCGTCATTGTTTTCTTTTTATGCTGGTAAATGTACGCAAGCCAGTTTATAAAATGTTCAAACTCAGGTTTGCCATTACCAAGAGCGTGCATCATAAGTTTATAAAAATTAGGTGCAACTTTTGCCATCTGGATTGCTTCACCGTACGAAAGTTCTTTGACGTTTTCTTCTGCACGTAACATGTAGGGAGTACGTCTAAATAAATTTACTGAGTATGGAACGGTCTCCAAGTCGATACCTTTATCGCTGCTTGGATCAAAAACAACACGAGCATCTGGAACAAAATCCATGGTAGGGCGACCATGAGACTTAAGAAAATCATTAACACTACTCTTGCCGGTGGGCGTGAGCGGGTATTCGTCGTCAAATTGTTGTTTTGTTTCATCATACACTCCGTTGTAATATGTATCTGTAAAAAAGTCTCGTAAGACTACTGGTTTCTTTTTAGATTCTGTATCTATTTTGTCTGCAAATATTTCAAAAATACTACGATAAAAGTCAGGATCTGCTTTTTCTATTTCCCATACAGGCTCACCTTTAAAGTTGTACATATAATGTGGGTTAGTTAATACAAAGTAATAACCTCCACTGTCTCCACTATTAACATTACAGTTAACAAAAGGCTCGGACACACGGGTGATTTGGATGGTCATTTTGTCTGGGTTTTGTAATACTTCGTGCGCTTCCCCAGCAACGTTGACCGTAGTTACTTTACCTACTCTCTTTGGAAGATTGTTTTTCTTTCTTAGATTATCTTTAATTTGTAATCCTAAAGTGTGCACTTTTTCTGGATTAACACCAATTAAAGTAGAGGAAATCTCAAGAGTTGGTGAACCACGGTCAACCTTGATGAATCTACCGTTCGGATAGGGATCCTCTACTTCTACAAATGTAGGAGGAGCTATATAAATTAATTTACTATTATCTACAACCGAAGGGTCAAGTATATAAGAAAGACTTTGACCATTAGCTGATAAAGTAATTTGTTCTGCTAAAAACTCAGTTGTGTAATTAGTCATACGAATAAAATCTTTAAGAGTTTTTGGATGTACGGGCATATCTAAAAGAAAAAACATATGTAAAGATACTGTATTCTTTTTAAAACCTAACGATGCACTAGCTTGTGCTATATATGACACGTTATGAAATACTTCAGGTAGCTGTAAAATAATTTTATCGGCTAAGGCTTGTAAGTCCCCTGGGTTAGTTGTATGTAATCCGTCTACATCCAACACCAACATTTCTGTCGTGTTTGCACGTTCGGACATAAAAGCCCGGGGCTCATCTTTAAGTGGACGTTTTAATAAGCCTTTGTGCAAACAAGCTCCAGCTGCAGCTTGGTCTGTAAGTAGTTTATATAATTTATTTAAACCTTTTTGTGTTGTAGAAACATCAAAGTGTTCTGAAGTAAAGTTTTTGGTAAGAGGATAGGGTTTAATTCCTTGTTCTGATATTTCTTTAGCTAAAGGTTTTTTAGCTTTTAAAAATACAACTTCCATAATCAAATCTCCTTTTCTAAGTATACTTCTTGTCTATCTATACGTACAGATTTATCTGCTTCGAAGCCTAATTTACATTGTTTTTTAGATATGTTTGTTACAGTTAATACGCATAAAACTTGATTATCTTTATGTACAACAACTTTATCTCCTATTTTTCTAGTAAGTATTAAATTTTTATTTGTCATATATTTTACTTACGCCTCCCTCTGCATCGAGCGGCAAATCGTCACACCATTCTGGTGGCGTACGCATAATTTCTATAATTTTATCCATTGTAGCATCTGCATTTACTTTAGAGCCAATTGCTATAATTTCATCATGTACTTGCATAACTAGATCTACTTCAGGTAGTGTTTGCACGTCTAACATTTGGTCTGTAATAACAATACGAGCAAGAGCTTGAACTACATTTTCTGTAACTCGAGGACCATGTGTACGTATATAAGTACCTTTGTTTGTGTCATATATAAATTGTCCACCTTGAAAACGTAAGTCTGGATAACTAAGAGACATATCGTTCGGTAGCTTCAGAGCTCTATGACTTATTGTAAGTGGTCCATAATTTAATCCTACACCACGTGGATTTACCATCTGAAAAAGTGCGTCTTTCATTCCGGACCAAAGTCGGGGAATGTTGGGATACATACCACGGTATTGCATAACAATATTTTGTGCTATTGAATCAGATACATCAACGGAAGGGGAACCGGTTTTAAGTGTTAGCTTAAATTTATCGGCTCCCATACCGTACCCCAAACCGAGTATAGCTGTTTTACCTACATATCTTTCTAGCTTGTCATCTTTTGTAATTGTACGACCGTATATTTGCGAAGCGAATTCACAATATACATCACGGCCTGTGGCAAAAGCTTGCACGAGTTCGTGTTCTTTAGCCAGCCAGGCGAGCATACGTGCTTCAATATTAGACAGGTCAGCTATGTACAATCGTTGCCCAGGAGGGGCCATAATTGCACGTCTAAGTGTTGAACCTCTTGGTAGATTCTGTAGGTTAATTTTGTCTGAACCACCAAAACGACCTGTATGTGCAGCATAGTAACGCAGTGGTACGCTGAATGTACCGTCAGGATTAGTAGAGTCAATAAATCGTTGCGCTCTGGTTTCTTCTATACGTGATTTTACTAGTTCACGGGCTTCCCAAATGTTTGAATGTTCTGGATACATGTTACACATTTGTATGTAAGCACTGTCGTTTTTACCGAATGCAGGTATTTGTTGGCCTGTTGTAGGGCTTTTTTTTGTAGGCACTACAATATCTAATGATTCAAGATGTTCTTTAAATTTAACTTGTGAAGCAAGAACTTCTCTTGTACAACCTGACAGCTCGATGGCTTTTTTTGTGCGCGTTGCTATATCTTCTTTGTAAGTTGTTAGTAGTCCACGGTCCAATATAAGTTTTGGTTCTACAAACATACGTACAGTAAGGTCAATAAGATGCAATTCTTTGTCCGGATAATTACGTGCATAGCTTTGAAAGAGCTCGTACGTTAAGTCGACATCCTGGATACAATATCCGCCTATTTCTGCGTCAAGGTGAGGATCTAAATCACGCACGCCTTTAGCGTTAACTAATTCTTCTCCCTTACGTAAATCGGTTCGAGATGGGAATTCACGCACGACGCAATCTTTCAATCGGGCAGACATATTTGGATACAAACCTCGACTCATGGCCGCAGTGTCGTAGTAATACGCAGGCTTGTACCCAAAATATTGTGTAAGAATATAAGCGTCAAATAATGTATTATGGCAAACGACTGCAGTATTACTCCAATCAATTTGTTCCAAAACGGAGGGGGTTTCTTCTTCTGAATACCACTCTGTTTCATTATCTTCAACCTTTATCCCCACGCCCCAAACTTTAAAATCTGTGTGGTTAACATATTGAACTGTTGACATCTTAGTAAGCGATAGCTGTACATCATAGTATGTCTCAAAATCTAAATATAACTTTTGCATTAGAGTTCTTCCCAAGGTGTGTAATCCCATTCTATTTCTAAAGTATCAGGTATAACTCCAGGACCGTGAATATAACCGTCATCTTCATAATAATCTGACCATTTAGTAAACCCATTTTGGTCGCATGGTTCAGTATCAAAATGATGTTTTATGTCATCCCAATTTTTCATATGTTGTATTGGTATTAAACCTGCTATACCTAATGCATATTCTTTAATATCTTCTCCACTTTCCCATGCTTCTAAAGTTTCGGCTGATGAGTAATCTTCAAATATCCACGGTACAAACATTTCGTAATGGATAATAATTTTTTGTTTTTTCATAGTTCCTCCTTGAACTTTTCTAATACAATAAACAATTCACATTGATGTTTTTGTGCTAAGTCTTCATCGTGATAACAATTAATATTAAAGTTAGTTAAAATTTGTTCAAAGTTATCTAACATTTCTTCGTGTCCAACATCAGCAGAATTTACTTTTATCCAATGTTTTGGTTCTTTCATAGTTCCTCCTTGAACTTTTGCATTTTTATACACCAGTCTTCATATTCTGAACGTTTTGCACGTTCCCAACCAATTTGCTTGCTGGTGTACATGGTATAAGCCACTGATATGCGGACATATTTCCATTGTATATAAGGTAAATCGGTTGGATTGTTGTATGTATAAGGGTGCACAGGGTTGCGCTTTACATATACATACTTGGGTGGTGTCATTTAATTACTCCTTAATTAGTTGACAAAAAGGTATTGTGCCTTTATGACTATAGATGTTACCTAATTTTGGGTGACATAACAACTAAAGGTGAAATTATGGCAACTTTTACAAGTGACATGGTTAGTGGTAACCAATCTTTCAAGCCTTTTCCAAGTGGAAATGTAGGTGTTAGAAAGGGAAAAATCACAATAACTGCAGCACCAAACGCAGCTGACGTATACCAAATGGTAGATGTCTTTGCTGGTGAAACAGTTCATGATGTAATACTTAAGTCTAGTGATTTAGACGGCGGAACAGCCCTTGTGTGGGATGTTGGTGACGGCACAGATCCAGACTATTACATTGATGGTTCAACAGCAGGTCAAACTGGTGTTAGTGATGACCAAGATGCAAACGTAGCGCCAAAGGAATACACAGCAGATGATACTATTGATATCACTTGCCAAGTAGCTCCAGGCTCTGATGTTGCAACTGGTACGTTAGAACTTTGGGTATATATATCCTAAGTTAAAAGCGCATAGCCCAAGACGGGTCTCCGATACTTGGGCTATACTAATGCCACTCCTTGGCATATTTAGGCGGGTTTTGTGCAGTTGGCTACTCAGTGACTGCTTGTTGTATACTACCAATCAAAACCCTAACTGATTAACTCTCTATCTCTTTCACGTTGTCATACGGCCGATTCTTTTCTGTATGAATGTGCACGTGCTCTGCCACTTTGGAAAGCTTTTCGTCAAGAGAGTTAAACTTTTAATGTAACTTAGGTTCTTCCCAGTTACTGTTTCTGATGTAATCTTCCCAAGTGCCATCATATGATGACGCAAACATTATACAAGTTTGAACATTTTCTTCTGTTTCAAAAAACTTGTTCATGGTTGCAGGGATACCGTTACTGATAGCATAATCTGCTACAGTAAACATATAGTTTTTAACGTGACTCATATTCGCTCCTTGGATATAATTCCTTAAACTTCATTGTTGCTTGTTCATGCGTTAATGTAGTTTCATAATATTTTTTACGTTCAAAATGAACAGCATCAATCCAGTTACTCATATTTGCTTCATATGAAAAATCTGTATTGTATTGCCATTGTTTTTCTTTTACTAATTCCATTAGTCGTCCCCCATTAGTTTATTAGTTAATAATACCTCATTCATTGATTCTTTCAACTCGTCAGGTATTGTATCAACAATAGATTTAGTAGCAGTTCTTGGTTTAGGTTTAGCAGACATACGTTGTATATCTTCTTTAGGCACTAAACTTGAACCACCTGGAACATCGTCTAAGAATTGTTTAAGAGTATTCTTTTTATCTAACGCCTCTTTAAAAGCAGATGTTTCTCTGCCAATCCTATCTTCTATTTCACCAATAGGAGAGAAAGCATTACATAGTTCTGAATCACTAAGTAAAAGAACATGTCCTACAGAGTGAGGTGCATAAGGACCGCTATCGCGCCAACCACTGTAATACCTAAGTTCAAGGTTTTTTAGATAATAGTAATTAAGATTTTCGATTTTAATTGCTACATCTCCTTCAACATGGTTCTGAGCTGCTCGTTCATTAGAAGAATGCTCATTTGTATGAGGCACTGACCAGCTTTCAAGAACTGTAAAATTATCTTCTTTAGAACGTTTTGGGTTGCAGACAATACCAATATGTTTGTTTGGCGCAAGAATATGTTCTCTCAGTTTTGCACCATAGTTGTGTGTTGATATGCCATAAGTATTACGCAAATCAGGTAACAGAAGTTGATATTGTTTCTCCATAGCAATTAAATCTTGTAGATAATCACTAGAATTTTCTAAGGTTTCTATTACAGTTTGTAAAGCTTGTTCAACATCGTATTTCTTTCGATAGGCTTTACCTAGTTCTTTTGAAAAGTTGTCTACGATGTTTTCTTTTAGTCTTTGTGATAATTGCACACTAGCCATTGTTCTCCTCCTTTGCTCTTTTTACAGATGCATTAATTAATATTTCAGCCTCTTCTGACGAAGGGGCAGACTTGTAAGCTTGGGTTAGAAAGAAATCTAACCCAGTTGCTATGACATGTATAGGACCTAAATGGTCTAAAGCTATGTCGCTTATAGTATTTAAGTCGTCATACAATTGATTGTGGGCTTTTTCTGGTTTGCTCATTTTTTCTCCTATTGCATTTCTATGACTTCGCCAAAAGGGGCATCAGTCGCGTTAGTTGTAACCCAAAGCACAGGAAATTGTGGCTGGTCGCCAAAATCATTTGACTCTAGATCGGTTAGGTATACAAGAGCAGCCACATTGGGGTGGTTCTCTTTAAGGTAAGTAATAACAGGCTCGAACGCCGTGCCACCCCTACCTTGATATGTAACTTTGAGAGGCAAAGATTCACGTGTGTATTCTGTGGTTTCTTTGACTTCATAGTCGCATTGGATAAATTGCACGCGCTCTGGAGCGAGTTCGTGCAATATGTGTGATGTCTCAGTGGTAAACTGCGTGAGTTCTTCGTCTGTAATAGAACCAGAAGTGTCAACTGCAATAGCAATTTCTTCTAGACATGTGTTGTACAAAGAAGGTAAATACATACCTCTGCTGATAAACCGTCTGTTGGGTCTTACCCAAGTAAAATCAGATTTGTTGTTAGCACGTAAGAAACGTGCCAACACAGCTTTCCAATCTACTTTTGGTTTAGTAATATCACTAATCAACGATTCCATGTCAGCAGACAGTTTACCTTGGGCCTTTGCCGCTTCCGACGCTTGATGGATAGCTACAGTAAGTTCAGATTCAATGGCACTAACTGTTCCAGCAGTGCCATCGTTTCCAGGATGGTCCATAACACCACCACACTTACCAGGGTCTAGCAAACCGTTCTCCCCTGAATTCGAATCAGGTAGGTCTGCATAGATTGACTCCGCAGTCATATCTTCATACTGCGGATCCACTAAGCCGCCCCTAGGTAAAATAAAACCTTCTTGTATAAGATGGTTATTAATTGCATAGTCACAAGCTATATTCCATTTTTCAGGCTCGCGTTCTTGCCTACGTGTAATATGCAGTAATACTACATGCATAACTTCGTGTGCAAGAAAACCAACGCGTTCCATAGCTGTTAGCCCCTCAAACCACTTAGGGTTGTAATACAAATGCACGCCATCAACGGCACCTGTAGGCTGTTCCCATTCAACAGGTTTAAGTCGTAAACACAAAGTGCCGAAGAATGGGCTATCAAGAATAAGCTTTGACCTAGCTTTTACAAATGACTCGTTCATTAGTCATCTCCAAGTAGTGCATCTTCAAGAAGAACTTCACGCAACTCAGCAAATTGACTTTCAGCAATTTCCTTTTGCTCTTTAGCACGTTGCGTTCTATCGTCTTTTTCATGCATTTTTTGCAGCCTGTCTTGTGGGACAAGAGAGCTCATTTCTGGAGCTTGTTTGATAAGTTGATTCAAAGTAGCAAATTGATTCAAGCCGCTTTTTACTCCGCCTAAGTATTCGTGTTTTTTATCACGCAAGTTCCTATTAAACATCTCAACTTCAATACATTGTAAAAAAGTTGGATTGTCATGTGGGACTTTAACGTGCATCTCATCACCATACTTTACCAAAGCACCAGGCACAGAAACATCTGGCAATCTCAAAGTGTAAGATTTTGTTTCTGTTTCTTCGTATTCATCGTCTAATGAATCCTTTGGAACAGTGTAAGTGTGTTCACCAGATATACAAAGTTTATCTACTTCGTTAGTAGGACAATCAAACCCCCAAATATCTTTGAAAGATTTAAATGTAGCGTCTACTTTGAGA